CAGTTCATCCATTAACTCCTGTTCTTCTTCAAACCATTCATCGTCATATTCGACTTCTTCCCATTGCTCATCTTCCCAATAATCATCATCGACATTGGAGAGAATGGCTGTGAAGTCAAGTTCATCATCTTCGAAAATTTCAGGTGCTTGCCATTCTTCTTCAAGCTCCATGATCTCTTCGACATAAGCCTCGCCTAGAACTTCTTCTAAACGATCTTCAGCAATGGCTTGGTAGTACTCGGCATCCGAAGCTACCCAAGCTTCAATCTCTTGTTCTTCTTGGGTAATTTCGCCAATTTCCTCGTCATAGGTAATCTCTATAACAACAGGCGCTACCTGTGTGTCCTCTTCGTCGGGTTGACCCGGTCCTACTGTTGTAGGTGGCCCACGTTCCTCCACCTCTTCGACCCTGTAGTCAGAAAGATCAACCTCAACTGCAGCTAAAACTTCACCCGTGTCGTCTGCGATAGCAATGTTTAGGAAATCATTAACAGGCGGTGCGGGCGTATCTGTCTGATCTGGTATTTGATTATCTGGAACAGCGGGTGGTTCGGGAGCAAAAGCAACCTCTATCTGTTGTCCTGCATTTAACTCGACTTCGACTTCCAATGCATCGACCGCAATCGCAACAGTTGCTTCTTCAATTTCCGCGATTTCAATTGATTCATCAGAGAAAGCCAACAATGACTGGGTTTCTTCAACCACTGCAGTTTCATCTTCTTGCTCCCACCGTTCAACTTCTTCCTCTTCGACAATCACAGCTTCAATCTGAACTGATTTTTCTTCGTTAAGAACAAGTAACGAAAACTTTTGTTCAGTTTCCTCTTCTACTTTTTCTTCGACAAATTCCTGTATACGATCTTTCGAAGATGTTGCCTCTTCCTTCTCGGGAAGTTTTATCTCCTCAACGTCGGCACTGAACTCTTCAATACCAGGTGGAAGGAATACCAACACAGGGTCAGAAGTGCTAGGGCCTGAAATCAAGTAACGATAAGTAGCTCCGGGTATTTCATTAACAAACTGACCGTCGTAGTAGCCCAAACGTTGCCCTGACTCAGTTTCTATCTTTATTGACATCTGCTTACTGCCTGAAGCCGCAACAGTCAGCATCGTGCCAGATTCTTCCCCTTCTTCTTGGGGACAGAAACTACATGTGAATGGGCCAGAACGAGCACGCATAGGTGTTAATTCCATAGTTCCCGTTCCACCAGACCATGCTTCAGATTGTTCTGTTGGGTTGGTCGCAGCTAATGCGTAAACCCATTGACCTTCCTTTGAAACGTCTATCCAACGTTCTTCGCCGGGCCAGTTGGAGTCATAAATATAGATCCTGTAACCACTGGGCATTTCCTCAACCCTGTATGGGGTTACAGCGTGTCCACCCTGTTCGGAGTAGATACCAATAGTGAAGCCAGTATGGGGATTGCCTTTTTCTGCCTCTGCAAAGTCATACATCAGCACCTGTGCTAATTCAGCAGGTGATTTTTCTAAAAAGGCTGATGCGGTTTCTTGTACTTCTGTAGCGAATTGAGTTACATACCAATAGGCAATCTCAGATAAAAGTGCAGGGTCCTCTTTGATGAGCGCATTGACAGTGTCAGCGTCTTGATAAGAAAGTAAAGTTTCTGCATCACCAGCAAGTCTTAAACTGAGAACAGCTAAACCTTCACAAAGACCGCCTCTCATTGATTTATTTGCTTGTGACATCAATTGAAGAACTACTGGATAAGGCGTACATTCTCCGTCTGTCACGTCTGAACAAACTTGTGAATCGCCGTAAAGACGACGAGTCATGTTTACTGTTAAGTCTGCTGGAGCTTCACCGCCACCGAAATTGGCAAAAGAGAAAGTATCTTCTGATGCTGCATATTCGGGTATGCCGTGATCTGCGAGAGGTGCCCCTTCCAAGATAACTTCTTTAATGGGTACATCTGAAGGTGTATTTACGCTGTCTTTTGCTGTTTCAGGCGAACTTGAGCATGCCGAAAAGAAAAGTGCACCTGCTACTAGAGCAGTCGAGAGGCGCTTCATAGCCTTATCTCTTTTTGCGTTTACTCTGGTACCAGAACAAGAAACCTATAAAAACGATCAAACAGGCGGTTACAGCGATTACAGTGACAGACCCTCCGGGTGCGCCACTCATATCTAAAGAAAAATTCTTTGTCCCTCCGCCAAGAAGATCATTCTCAGCTTTCAATTCTGCTACAGCTTCTTCCAACTGTGCAACTTTGTAGTCGAGAGCAGCCTCTTCGGAAGAAGATTGCCATAAGAAGCCAAATGCTCCTGAAATGGCGGCAGGTAAACCAAGAACCCAAACGATGTTGTCTTTGGCTTTTTCCAGCAAACCCGTAGCCTTTTTGGCTTTACTGAGTGCTGATTTTTTAGTTTTTGGTTCCGCAGTTTCTTCAGGGGCGGAATCGTCAAGAGTTTCCTCTATTAATTCCACCGTTCCTTCTAGATATTTGCGTAGATCCCCATCCATGCTTACCCCTATAACTAATAAGTCATAGTTGTATTTTACACTACAAGGCTAGACGACTCGGTTGGGTCCTTCGAGTTTTTCAACGATTTTCTTAAAATTTATAGAACAATTCAATAAATCGGCATAAGGGCGTTTCTCTTCGTCGGAAAGATGATCGATTTTAGAAACACCTTCTACGTCGGTTTGCCACAAAATATCAGGGCGTGAGAAGTCCATTAGACGCGCTTCGAGACCCAAACTTACAGCTATCAAAGACATAGAATTTTCAATATCTCTTTTTGCACGAACTAACGCTGCTCGTCTTTCGGTCGTACTCATTGAATGAGGAATAGCCATCAGACACCACCATTGATATGGGTGTATGTGGCGCTCGTGAGAGTCATTGCACTTGTTATTGAAGAGGAGGCTGTGTCAGTAATAAGAATTATGCCACCGAGTTGACCTGTGTCTCCTGTGGCTCCAGTTCCGCCGGTTCCTCCGGTTCCTGCCGCACCGCCTGGGTCTTGATTCCCTTCAGAGTGGTGTGCCGCATAAGGATTTCCTGGTGTGTCTGGATTTGGGGTGGGTGAATTTTGATTTCCTTCAGCGTGGTTTGCTGCATCTCCTGCGGTATGACTTGCTGCATCTCCTTCACTATGGTTTCCTGCATAATGATTTCCCTCGGAATGTTGGGGTGTGTGGACAGGATTGCCAGCATGCTCGCTGTGGTATTCGAAACCAGGCGCATGATAACCATTGGTCGGGTGATGAAACGAAGGATTATGGCCCGGTGAATGAACAGGGTTACCAGGACTTTCCTTACTACTATTGTGATCCGGATCGGTTGTGGATGCGTCGTGGTGATCAGGGTTGCCTGCGAAATGATGATCAGCGTTACCTGCGAAATGGTGATCAGCGTTAAAGTTTCCTGCCGTTGGATTAGTGGGGGTAGGTGGATTCGATCCAGAAGGATTATGGGAATCAGGATTAGCAGCACCCACATTACCAGGATTGCCGTCAGCGCCAGTTGATCCTGTGCTTCCCGCCGTGCCAGTAGCGCCGACGCTTGCGATAGTACCTGAACCGGAAATAGTTTTAGCGGCAACTACAACCAGTCCACCGCCTGTTCCTCCAGCGCCCCCAGAGCCAGTGGCTCCCTGCGCTCCCACATTGCCTGGATTTCCTAAAGGTGGATTACCTGGGGGTGCGCCGCCTGGATTTCCTGGACTTCCCGCCGTATCAGAACCGACATCGCCGTCAGAACCGCCTTCAAACCTTTTAAAACCATCTGTTGGGTCCCAGTTCCAACCCTGAATAGCGTGTTCTAAATCTTTCAATATGGATGCTGGTACTTGAGCCGCACCACCCGCATCAGAATCACCTAAAACATAGGTTTTAGTGCCACCAGTAGCTCCATCCGCAACACGGCCTGTAATAGTTCCGAGTCCAACAGTGTGTGTTGCAGACGAGGGCATCCCTAGTGTCCCAGCGATACTTAACGTTCCTGTGCAGAAAACACGAAAACCGTTAGTGAATAAAATCGCACCACTGTTTACAGTGCAATCTTTGTAGTACATGTCACGATCCAAAATCGTTGTACCAGAAATAGTTGCGTTACCATCGACCCCTGTGCCGTAGACAATGTCATTGCCTAAACGCTGAACAATAGGTTTATTGTGTCGGATAATGGCCATTAGTCAACCTCAATGTAGATGGTTGTCCCATCAGTGTGGTTACCTGAGCCACTTCCTTTCGCAGCCGACAACGACAGATGTGTCTGTGCATTAAATGTAGCCTCGTCGTTTGACGAAATGAAAATAACTGCTCCACCGCCAGCTTGAGCGCCTCCAGTGGCAGAAATTGTGCAAGCTCCTGTAGTGGAGATGTAACGTGCTGTGACAATTACTACTCCGCCACCAGCGCCTTGTCCTGTCGGACCGCCAGCGCCACCTTCTAAATAGGTAGGAGTAGTGGCTGATGCGGTAACTGCGTAACCACGAATGGCTTGACTTGGGTATTTCCAGTAAGCGGTTCCACCTTGAGCCGCAGTAGGGGCAGTAGCAGTTCCGCCGTCTGCGGAACTATCTGTATTTCCGTTGCCACCCAAACTATTGGTTGTATCGGCTGTTACTGCTGCTCCACCTTTAAGAGTTCCCACAGCAGTTGAACCACCCGGAAGCCCGATAACCGATGAAGCTCCCATAGTTAAAACGTTTTTGACAAAAAGTCGATATCCACCCGTATTGTATGTCACACTGCCGTCGATAGTGAGATTGTAGTAATACATGTCACTAGTCATCGTTGCGTTTGTTGAAATGGTTGCGTCTAAATCCGCTCCGGAACCGTAAATGTCATCTGGAGAATCCAGAAAGCTTGCCAGTTTTCCAGGCGAGTTTACTTTAACTCTGCCCCATGACATTAGGTAATCTCAATTCCACTAACTGTCGCATTAACCGCTAATGCGGTGCCGCACAACATATGTATCTCATCACTTGCATTTAACACTAATGACATGTTTAGAAGTGTTGTTTCTTTTTCAGTTAAAGATAAGTCTTTAAAAATCTGATGTGTATCCGCAAGAGTGACACCACTGGGCTTTATAGAGATGGTCACCGTTTGAGCGGATGCCGTGATATTTGTCAGAACGATTTGTTTTACAATGGTTGAAGTGGAGACTGGTACCGCGTACTGCGAGCCTCCGTAAGTGCCCGCGTTGATTACAACCGCAGGCCCAGACAACCGTTTTTGAGTCATTGCCATAAATTAGTGTCCTTCCCGGAAAGTAGCCACTTCATACATATTACCAGTCATACCTTACAACGTATTGTGGTTTGGGTGGTTTAACTCTCCGAATAACCAGTCGGAAAAGCGTTGTTTAAAGGATTTACGCTTACGAACTGGACAAATCTCTGGAGAAGGCGCTTTTTTCTGCTCTCTCCTATATGCGCCTTTTCTATCGACAGGAACACCCACAAATGATTCTAAACCTTGGCTCAGAAGCCAAGGGTAAAGTTTAGGTTGGGCGTATTCGATATTTTGGTGATCTCTCGGAAATGTGATTATTTGACCTATTGGGGTTCCTAATGGGATCACAAATTCTTTATCTGTGTAGATATTTATAACCCAATTCATACTGTGGTAATAGTCGGTATTAACAACACCTGGAATTAAACTCCAATCCCTTGAAGGTTCCATTAAGTATGGGATCAACAAAGACGACCACCCTGGTGCGGTTTTGACAAGCCATGGATTCACAATTTTGATTTGATTAGCTTCCGGCAAACTACGATCCGAGTTAAAGGGACAGTGTTCCCCCGACATGTGATATCCGAATTTATCTATTTCTAATTTTGGATAATGCATGCCCATTCTTGGGCCAGTTCCAGCATCCCACTTGGCTTCCCAGTTGACTCCATCTGCAGTTGGCCTGAATCTAACAGGAGCAGGTAAACGCCATGTCGCTCCAAGCGACAAGAAATCAGAAGTTCCTTGACACGCTTTAAATCCACTTTCGGCATTTCGTCTCCATGCGGGCCAAACTTTAGAATTGTCTAATGGAGTGATAGGAGGTTGATAAAGGTTTTCGTGATTTGGGATTAGTAATATGTGGCCTGGCTCAACTTCTACATCGGAAGCTATGCGATAGTCTTCTCCAACGAGATCCTGTCCATTGATTCTAAAGTCCATGTACTCACATTAGTCCAATTACGCAATTTTTGTAACGACTGAAACTCCCAGCCCTGCGGCCATATGGTAAAGCCTTGCATTCGCATTATCTTGTAATGTGTCGAACAGATTCACATAATCATGAGAATCATCAAATTCATAAAGTTTTCCATGGTCATTTGTACTTGTAAGAATTATTGACCCACTTACTGGTAATTGAGAAAAAATATTAGTCACAATGTCGAAATTATGGTTTATTTGCGGCATATGGATAGAAGCCATGTCATAAATCTTAGGCAGGCTGGAATTCTCTATATCTACCATATTGATAACGTCATACTCTAAACCTGATATGTCCATATGGCGTTCCATGTAATCTAAATGCAAGTTATTGATAAGAGTGATATTCCCGACACCCAACTTTAAAGGGCAGTATGGGACACCTATAACCAATAATTCAGAAGGATTAGCCATACGAATCAACATTTCCTGCATGCTTCGCATATGTCCATTAACCGCTTGGAAGCTAGGAGAGTTAGACGCCACCCTCTCATAAACACAAAGTTCGTCGTTATACCCAACGACGTCTATGCTTCGATCCATTCCATGCCCAATTTCTTCAGACACAATCGCTGTCGCAGAAGCTATTTCTGCGGCTGAATCAATATTTGAGGTGTGACTAACAGAAGAATGTTTTTCTACAACTTTTATCATATCTATTGCGTCGAGAGCCATTATCCGTTCCTAGCCTTTATCAAATCACGTTGGTATACGAATTTACGTCCGATGTCATACTTGCGTTGACGTTCCCTGTAGGAAGCCCGCTGTGAGGCGGTCCATGTTGATGGGTCTGCTGGCACCTTGTCGGTAAAATTCGTTGTGATTTTTGACTTAAGCTCGTCAAAAGTTATCGAGTTTGCTGCAGTTTCATCCCCACCAACGGAAGCAATAAGAGTCGCTAAAGAATTAGTGATGTATATATAATTAGCGTCCATATCGTAAGCCACTATTCTTCCTCCTCTGGTGGGTTCAAAATGGGGTCATTCAAAGTCATAACAGGAGTGTCATACATGGTACATAATACTGTTTCTCCAGTGTCTACCATGACATCTCTATCCTTTGTAGAATCCCATCGTTCAGGTTTAATATCAGGCATAGGGAATTCTCCAGTGCAGTCCTTGTTTTATTGTATCATTTGTCTTTCTCGGCGGTTTCGTCTTCAGCGTGAGTCTTATCTTTAAGAGTAACAAGAGGGGACTCGGGCTTTTCCTCATCCTTCGATTTATCCCAACCGGTACGCTCACAGGTGATAAAACTGCTAAAAATAAACTTATCCGAAGATAAAGGCGTTAGCCCTAGATGGGGATGTGTCCATCCGCAAGAAAACAGTGCCACACGACCGGCTTTTGCACTTACAGTCTGTTTTTGTTCAGGAAACTTGGTTCCACCACCACTTTCAACAGTATTCAAATAGATAACTGCACCAATAACGCGCTGTCTCTGCCCTCCTGAAGCATGCCACTCCCAAGGACATCCGTCAGTATGTTGTCGATACCAACCTTCCGCTTGAGAGTAATGCTGAAATCGAAATCCTGTGTCGGTCAAACCAGGAGCGCTCCATAATTCTCTATAAGTTTCTCTATATCTACCCAAAGCTATATACATGGCTTGCATTGCCTTTTGATGCATAGTTGAAAATACTGAAACAGAATCAAGCCCTATCTCTTTTAAGTAGATACTGTCAATACTCGCATCCATACTAGATTTAACCTCACGTCTAATTCCGCCGATAGTAGGACCGGGTGAAAATATTTTTCCATAATGGTGTCGTGAAGCGTCTAAGAACTCTTCACACAATTCTTCACTCAAAGCACCATCAAGGGTCATCAAATAATTATTGCGACCACCAGGAAAATCAAATATTAAAGTCATTTCTCCAACCTTGGGATAAGTTGCCCTCCGAAATCATCAAAATTCCACTCTCCACGTTTCTTTGCAAAATCCTCATGGGCACGCGCCAAAACAGTCCTATGAGGTAATTCTGGATGTTTAGCGTTATTAGTTTGAGTTTCTTGAACCACGTTCATTGACGGAGTGATCGAGCCAAATGCTTCGATGCCGACTTGAGCACCCGCCCTACTAATCAGTCCTTGACCTTGTGCCACATGCCAAAAATGATTAGGTCCGAATAATTCGTACCCAGTAGAAGGAATGTCGTGCTGTTCCGGCCCTCTATGTTTAAACAACTCAATCAAAAAATGAAGTAATTCTGTTCTTGGGGCATCCTGCTGGTCTGCCCACATCGGAGAGTCTCTACGATCTGACACATAATGCATGCTCACCATAGTTAAAAGGTTATCGAACATAGAATCAAAAACCTTTAGATACCCGTGTTGATGAACACCCGAATTGGGTTCATAAGTAGGTAAATAAGAACAAATCAGCCGTGACTGCTCAATGGTCGCAGCTATAGAAGTGGCTTCTAAAGGTTCAACAAAATTAGATGCTAGACCAACAGCGACACAATTGAACTGCCATGAATTCTGTACCTTGTATGGCTCATATTTAATCGTTCGAGTATTTTTAACAGGTTCATCTATGTAATGTTCGACCTCGCCAATCGCATAGTCTTCATCTATATATCGAGATGAAAAAACATAACCATGACCTCGACGTTCGTATGTAGGGATATCCCAGTGCCAACCAGCAGATAAGGCTTTAGCTTCTGTAAAAGGTTTTATTTGATGATTGCCAGGTGTTTGAAAGACTAAAACACTGTCGCAAGGCAAGTAATCGCCAAAAGAACTTTGATGGATATCACCAAGTTCCTTGAGGATGATCTGCTTAAACCCGCTTGCATCTACAACGAAATCAGTTTCGATTTTCCCGTGAGAAGTAAGCACATGCGTAATATCTCCATTTTCAGGGTTACGGAATAAACCCTCAACTTCAGCCTCAATAAAGTTGATACCCATGGTTAGTGCGTGACCCTTAAGGAACTCGTTTAGTTTTTGACTGTCAAAATGAAATTGATTTGCCTGTCTCCAAGGTTCTTTTGTATCAACAACAAGTCCTTTGATCAGTCCACGATGCGTCAAGGAGGGTGTCAATTTCCTACCGGAAGCATGAATGTAATTGTAGACACCATTAAAATTTCCAGTGTTGGTAAAAAGTTGACCGCCAGAAATGCTATGGAAATAATCTGGAGTGTGATTTGTCCAATCTAAAAAACGTATCCCGTATTTAAAAGTTGCCATTGAGGCTTTAATGAGATCTTGACGGTTTATTCCCACTCGCTTTTCATAACTTGACCATTGTTCTGTACTACCCTCACCCACACCGATAGGGGGGATATCTTTCGAAGAAACAACGGTTACATCAAAGTCTTTAAAAGCTGATTTGATTGTTGTTGCTGCTATTAAACCTGCTTGCCCAGATCCGACTATTAAAATATTTTTCATTTATTTTGGCCACATGTATTTACTGAAAAAAAACGCTTCCTCTTCGGTTGGTTTTATGTTTAATTCAAACGGAAAACCGGATGGCATGATAATTCCGTCACCTGGTGAAACATCAAATTCGACATCATGTTTAGCTAAACGCATCTGAGCATGACTAAAAGAAAAAAATGCACTTGTGCAGAATCCAGTGCTAGGGGCTTGCAGGTGAGAAGAGAAATTATTGCCAACAAATCTAAAAATATTTAGACCACCATCTCTTTTGAAAAAATTAGAATAGTAAAGTGCGTATTCGTAGAGGAATTTTTCGAGAATTGTATTTACTTCTAATACTTTAGTTTTTATTTTTTTGAGAGAATCTTCTGAAGGTGAGATGTTTAAAATATGTCCAACAGGGCAAAAGAAACTTTTGCAATAATCTAAATTCCCATTAGCTAGATAGAAAGGGAGATAGGACCAGTCACGACTCGCTTCTTGTTCCAATTCTTGTATTAATTGTTGCCCTTCATATTCGCCATGATAGATATGAACACCTGGCAACACTTCCGTTATCCCTTTAATCATATAAAAAATCCTGCCATGCCGTATTTGACTTCTTCACTATTTGAGCCAGTTGGAGCAGAAGCATGCGCATAAATATATGAGGAGGGGAAAATAAGAATATTCCCAGCGATGCATTTGCTAACAGTATTTTGAAATGGGAAAATTGTCTCTCCGCCATCTTCTACGGTATTCAGGTAAACCACGCAAGAGATGATTCGTGGATCACCAGTACCTTGATCCGTATGAATTTTATATTGACCTCCGTGTCCATATTTGTTAACAACCCACCCTTGGCATTCTTTTATGTAATCCAACCCGTAAGTTAAGCGATAATCCCAAACCGCCCGTTCTGCGTGATATAAGACGTCATAAGCAGCCTTCTGTAGTTCGGTAAAAGAATCACTGTCGCTGTTTTTAGCGCTTTTTTCAACCTCGTTGAGTAGGTTCTTAGAACGAGAATCCCTATGTCTGCTGTATCTAGATTCCCCCTTACTGCCGACAACACCCATTCCCCAGTTTGTGTTTTCACCATCAACCTCAATAGCATCTATTAAAGCTTGTCCATCGAAATCTGCATGATATAGATGCATGAAAGGTGCTGGTTCTGTGTGGGAAAAAGGTGTCGTTTCTAACGATTGTCGAGCAGAGTGAGGGAAAGGTATCCCTTCGGGGAACTTCACCACGGGAGCACCTCAATATTTTCAAAAGCAATATCCCCATCTTCGTCAAAAATACGTACTTTATATTTTCCTACTCCAGAAAAACGAACCCTCCAGCTTTGAAAATGAGGATCACCCGACATAATGGGAGTTATTTCGGTACTGCCATCAGGACCGTCGTAAGCCAACCGAACATTTGTACAAATTGAAAATTCATCAACGTAATTACACACAAGTGTTTCGAGTGGTTTCAAAACAGTACTTGAAATAGCAAAATGCTGTTTAGTGGGCAAATTTAGTATTTGAGGTTTATCCCTATCAAATTCAAAAGGTTTAGTTAAGTCGCTTTCACCTAATTGAATATGAACACCCCAAGGGGCCGCTAACTTTTCTGCTTCTTCCATATGCTCTTCTGAAGGGCAATAACAAAGACGTTCCACTGTTTATTCCTCTAACATTGGCTCCGTTGTAGGGTCACCACCATCAAAAACGGTCATATCGCTGATCTCTGCAGCTTCCTGTTCTAATTCAGCAGGAGGACCATCAGGCACTGTTGCCTTTTTAGGCTCCTGTATTTGCTTAATTGCTGTACGGAGTACTGCATTATCTACAGATAACCGTTTTACTTGTTCAGCTAAATCTTCGATAACACCTTGTGGGGAAACGCTCTCTTCACTCATACTTAGACCTTACCACGAGCCAGTTACTTACTGGTATTATAGAGAACGATAGCTAAACTCGATTGTGGGGCTTATATAACTATGGAATTTTCAGCCGGACTTAGCACTGCCATGAAGATAGAGGCATGCAATAACGCAATTAAAAATATTGAAGTCGCCTTTTATGAAGCGGCGCTTAATCTAGGATTACTTCCAGCGGATGTAGCAGATGACTACGCAGCACCAGGAACAGTAACAACACACCCTCTCGAACACCGTGTTGAAGGTGAGTTGGCTAAACTGACTGCTGTGAAAGCTCATTTAACAAGTTTGTCAGGTTAAAACAATGGCTCTTTCAGAAGCTGAAATTGCTGCCGCTAGGGCAGACGCTAAGGAATTTTTAGAATATTCTCTTCAGGTTCTCTGCCTTTCATTAGGCATGGACCCTGCTGATGCATCTAGTTCTTTCACGAACCCTGTTGCTTCAGATGACCCTTCTTATAACGCATACCAGTCTGTTATTAGACAGGCGACTGCTTTGGAGGCTTTAGCATGACAATAATTGAGTCGGGTGGCTCTGCGTATGCAGACGAAGCACCAGGAACTAGAGACAACGAAATTCGTATTTGGAATCCTCAAACAACCAGAATGGAGTGGGTTACTGACGGTTCTGCAACTTATTGTCCCGGATTTCGCAGGGAAAGATACGGAACGTTCGAAGAGGGATCATGAGCGTTCGTAGTACACCGGGAGCGCTTTATGCCAATGACACCGAATTGGCATTTCTAGAGGGTGAAGTTGCCCGCATAATGTATGTTGCTGGACTCGATTGGGCGGACATCGACACCACAACTATTGATGACATCGTTAATAAAATTCGTGAAACTTTTGTTGGAGGCAATTCAGTAGTTCCTCATAACGCAACCAATTCTGTTCTTCCTGCCGCCGATGAATGGTTGAAAGTTCAAAGGGACGTGCTTACAGACCCACTTCGTCGTGCTTGGCGTAGACGACATATGGCATTGGCGCGTGCATAATGGCTGAAAATCATTGGAACAAAGCCCTACGTGTAGCCCGCGACAGTTCGTCATTTGAGTATGACGCAGACTTTTCAAATAGTGAAGCTATAAACGACTGGTCAACTCTTGTCGTTGACTATTTCACAGCGAATAACGTTGATATGCGTGATATCGCTGTGGGTGGAGATTACGACATAATCAAATATGACTTGTTTAAGACACCTAGCGAAAACTGGGAACACGTTTTATGGTGTGGATTCTTAGTAGAGGGCTTCATATCTCAACTTTTGAATAAAGACAATCCAAAAGTATTCACAGATAATCCAATGCCTGTGGATATCCAGCTTTCAGCGATTAATGGGCCAACCCCTAAAAGAAGGTACACATTCCTAAATGGTGATCAACTCTTCAATTTTGAAGAATTTGGCCTGTCCTTATCCACTACAACGAATAATTATTCAGATATCCAGTATTCAGTCATGGACATGCAAGATCTATTGAATGGCGACGAAGCAGGAACATTCGATTTGGTCAGAGTGAAAGCTCCGACCCTCCATTCCATTAACAATCGAATAATTGACGCAGTTCTAGGATTATTGAACGTTGGAGGCATACTACATTTTGCAGAAACTAGTAAATGGCAGTCTGCTTACAGTCTAGGGGTGCCTCATCGCCATTCCTATACTCGTTTTAACCGGCACATCGCAGCACAGTCGAATCTCAACGTATATCATGTACCTATGGAACAAGGAGCGATCATCGCTAAACGGTTGTCTTAGGAAAAACAATGCATCTATATTCTGAACCGGATATCAGTGGGGCAATAATCACAGCCGACGACCATGAGCCAAACTCACCCGTTGAGGGTACTCTCTGGTATCGAAAAGCCAACAAGCGGGCGTATAGGTATAACGCAAACGAATCAACGTGGCAAGAAGTGCGTACTGACATCGCTCATCCACAACCAAAATTAAGTGACGAAGATCTTTCCGATATAGCCGGACTTGACTTTGACTCATACCCAAATGGTGTTGTTCATTTTAAAAAAATTATCGATGTAGATACAGATTTAATCCTTCCCTATGTTCGAGAAGAAGCTCAGCCATCAAACTGTGGACTTCAATGGATGGAAGATGGCAACGAAAGATGGGCAGAAGACTATCAAGGCAACAGGCATGACATAAGTTTGCTGCTTGAACAACCCGCCCGACTAGGTGGATTGGGTGAGAACGAACCCGTCATGGAACACACGCCAAAAGAAATAACTGATTTCTTTAATGAATGCGAACAGGCGTTCTATAAGTGCCTTATTCGTTACATCGATCTTTACCCCATGGTACTAAATACAATTTGGTGGAGAATGAGGGGTCACGTTTTACACTACAAACCAGGTGCCCTCTTGGGTCTCCATAATGACAATGACACAAATTTCAGGGTTATAGACGGGCTTCGCTACCAGACGACAAGAAATATAGCGATTTACACAGTGTTAAACGCACAGATCGACATTAGTGAAAGCTACGAAGGTGGCGAATTTATTTTCCCCCATTCAGATGCTGTCCTTAAAACGGAAACTGGTGATGCTGTTTTCTTTCCATCTAATTACCTAGGTGCTCACGGAGTAAAGAAAATCGAATCGGGAGAACGATTTTCTTATTTAACTCAATTTGGACAGGGCAAAGAAGATGAGTTTGAAATAGTGGATGCTCCAGCTAGTTATGGTTGGTTACCCCCAGCTTTCATGCCGTGGATATTTCAGGATTATGAGAAGTTTTTTAACTCTGAATACTCAAAATCTGGGAATGACTGGCGTAGTAATCAAGGTAGTGAAGATGGATCACTAATGGCTATTCAAACAGCTAATCCTGTGTCCCAACAGCGTTCGCTGGAAGGGGACCCCGAAGGCGTTTATCAACCATATGATGCATGAAATGGAACATTATGCTAACGGCATTTCGATACAGCGGGCCGTTATCAAAACTCCCACCAACCTTGTAGAACAATTACTCGATCTACGCAGCGAGCAACTCCAAGATCAATACGAATTTGAGGGTGATGTTGCAATTCATAAGACAAGTGGAATCAAATACGATTTAGAAAAAGACATTCTTCAACAACCAATCCGAGTTCATCCCCATGCACATGATATGAATGTTGAATTTTGGTCAGAATGTGATCGATTATGTTACAACGCTGTTCTCGAATACATTAAAAAATACCCAACTATTATCGGCTCCTTGTGGTGGAGAAATCGTGGTCACGTTTTGATTTATGAACCTGGAGCTTTTCTCGGACTACACCAAGATCAAGATGTGGGATACACCTGGAGTAATCGTGAAAATGTGATTGGACAGTATGAAGTTTCAACACGTAACACAATCAGTACCACCATGCACATGGTTGACTCCGATGGCGGAGAAGTGCACTTTCCGTATGCCGATCTAACTATCGAAACGTGTGAGGGCGACATTCTTATCTTCCCTGCTAACTATCTGGCGGCTCATGAAGTCACTCCTGTCAAAGAAGGAAGCAGACGTATTTCTTATCTAGCATGGTTTGGACAAGGCTCAGAAAAACCATTGACTCAACCCAATGGACCACTGGATATCGTAGAGCCACGAGAAGGACGCATTGATCCATTCATGTGGTGTCCCACCCTGTCTGAAGATTTCATTAATGCTTCAGGTTGGACTGATGATGAAATGAAATCTAAATATCCAGCTTGGCGTCGAGATTCTGTACCTAATTACCACATCAATAAAAAGGGTAATTAAATGTGGACAGAAGTTCTTGGACCTGGAATTATTAAATTCCATGAGGCTATCGAAGTCAAAGATGGCGTTATAGATACTTTAGAGATGATGGCAGATCAAGCTTTACTTGAAATGTATGAGATGGACCCTAAAGGCAGATTTGGAGTCAATCAAAGCGGGCACGTTATACCAATAGACCAAATCTCTAAAATGCCTATCAGAATTAATCAACCATTAGAGCCAGAGTTTTTTAGTTATTGCGATGAAGTCATCTATAAAAATTTAATCACTTATTGTTCCCATTACCCAGACGCTTTGCCCTCTTGCTGGTGGTCCGCAGGAGGACATGTAGCGGTTTATAAAAGAGGAGCATTATTGGGTCCACATAGTGATAATGATGTTAATTATCATTATGGCGATCACCCCAAAGATCAGACGGCGTTGTTTAATGTGGTGTCTTCAAGTGTGGTTTTAGGTGCCGGGTTTAATGGCGGGAATCTGAAATTCGAATACCTAGATATTGAAACCAGAGTGGGACCAGGTGATCACATCCTCTTTCCAGCAAACTATATGGCTACTCATTTGGTAACTGAAATACATGAAGGAACTCGCTACAGTTACATTTCCACTTTTGGACAAGGAACATCAGCACCGGACCGTGGCATTGTTATCCAACCAAAAAGAGAAGCTGGTTTACAAGGGCGGTCTTGGCTCCCTGAATTAGAAAAAGACTTTATCGCAGAAGTAGGGCCAGATCACAGGTTTGCGCCTAGAGCGCTCGACCATCGGGATTGATCAACTCGGAAAACCATTCTTGTCCTGTGCCTTGTCCCCCGACAGGCGTGCCTTGTCCAAAAAATTCGATATAGGAAATCCGTTCACCTTCTGTAACAGGCTCCACTGCATGGGCACCAATGAAATTAGAAGGGTACATTATTAAGGTTCCCGCGTCTGGGTTGCACTTTGAATTAGATGTGGCGAACTTTAGTGCTCCACCGGCATCAGCTTTTCTTAAAATTAAGGCACTGGAAATTTCGTTATAAATTGGAGTTTCACTTTCAGGTACCTGACCCGGTGTGTATTCTATTTCTCGATCAGAATGACTGCCCATTCCTTGACCATTTGTGTAGCAGGCGATTTGACCATCGACTCTCCACCAAATGGATCTCCAGACCGAAGGGTAAATCTCAACATATTTGACCAAACAGTCATAAACAGCGTCTCTGATTTTATTATGAAATGTGAGATTTTCCCCATCGGGTGTTAAGTTCAAATAGCGGACTGGGGAAATGCCGATTTGTTCTGGGGTGAAAGTGTAGCCGCCTCTATTAATGTAATTACCATCTTCATTAACGGTGTAGTCACTCGGTTCACATTCTTGACGCAATAACATCCAAGCGTCCAACTCGTCTTGGTCTATCTCAACAGCGTCCATGAATTCTACAATGCCAGCCGCGTGTTCAACTATTTGCACAGTTCGCCCCATCCTTCTGGCATGTGGTTGTTTTCATATGCATCTTCTTTGAATTCTCTAGCCTGTGTTCCATCAGGTAAAACAATTGGCTTACAGGACATAAGCGGATCAGTCTTAAACAAATCTGCTACAAGATCTGCATCGTTTCCGCTAAGCCAAAGGAAACGTCTACAGTCTCCCTGTTCATGAGACATTGGGTATCCATAGATCGCACATTCGACGTAGCTTTCAAGTAAAGATGCTTGTTTGCGAAAGTCTTCATAATTTGATGGATGAATCCAATTGCAATCAACAAAGATACCTTCGAAATTAACTTCTAGAGCGGCATCGACGGTTGGACAAGACAAAATTTTAGGATAGGTGCCTTGTTCTGTCATCATCATCTGATCTTCTTCACTCCACTCAGCTTGTTCTCCGATTATCACGCCACCAAATTGAGCAATTGAAAACACGACATCTACCTCTTCGAATAAACGATCCCAAGTTCCCACTTCTCGCGTGCCGACTAAAGCGGCTCTGGCTTGTGTTAATTCTGAACGATCTCTGGTAGCAGAAAAAACATCATGTCCTGCTCTTAATAAGGAGTCGGCAATAGTTGTACCCATAGCACCTGTGTGCATTACACCTATTCTTGCCATAGATCATCACTTAATATTCCTTGACGCGGCTCACGTTTAACTTTTATTCCATTTGGCTCCATAGGGTATAGATTACCCGCAATAGAAACCCTATGCCTGTCTACTATTTGACGCTCAGTCATATGTTGATAGTAAGAACGAAAAATAACTAACATTCCAGCTTCTGGTTTGATTCGTTCAAGAATCTCTTGCCGATTACTGTGTTGAATATGAAGCACCATTGATGCATCACCCTCTTTAGCACACGGGTAGTAACAGAAGGAAAAGTATTCATCTGGATTCAACCAAGAGTTGTTCCAGTGAGAATGCGCCATAACAGATTCACCGGGTCCTGTGTGAACTCCCCAAATTGCGTCAATGTAATATGGGCGAACTAATATCTTGTTTGCTGCAGTTGTGATTTCGCGACGTAGATCCATGACTGTGTGACCAGTCGGCAATTCTAAATCTTTATTTGCTTCATGTTTAGTGAGAACCATTTCGTAAAGGGCAGATTCGTTAGCGTCTATGAAACAAGTCCAATAGTCTAAATCGATAATAGAGTGGTGTTTAAGGTCACGCATCGGGGAGCTTATATCCTTTCGCCATGTATACATTCGTTGTCGTTTTCGCTAACTCTGGTTCCTTAAGGGGATCAGTAACTGCCTCGTTGAATTCCATATTGGGAGTTCCGTGACAGTACCACCCTACATGTGAGTACCTTGTGCCTCTGAGTACTTCTGAAACTGAGTGAGCAGCCATATAGTTAGAAGGAAATAAGACTATGTCGCCTTTGTTCGGTCGATGCTTAATTCCTAAATATTCCCAAGCTGTTACACCTCCTAGATAGTTTGTTCCATCTAGTTCTTCTTCGGTCTCAACAGAATCATTGAGGAAGGTGACCGAGGAAACCACAGTTCGAGTTGCTATTTGATCTGGAGGATGGGGGGAGCCATATTCATAATCCGTGCTTTGATCTGAATGCAACCCTAGGTAACAACTTTCGGGATACACCAAAACGTGGCCTTTAATTTTCCACCAAATACACTTACCGGCTAATGGGTATTTATGCAGATAATCCCATAAACATTCATCTCTAGCACTTTCGAGAGCAGTTAAAGCCGTCCTTGCCTCTGGGTCAGTGTCCCTATGAACATGAGCACAATGTCTAGGCATACTCCAGACTGATGCCGACGGAAAGAAATAGCCATTCCGATTTATATAACCTTCTTCACCAGTAATTGGATCATTACCTGGCGCGTACATCTCAGCGAGTTCTTTCTCAGCAGATTTCTGAGAAAATTCGCGGATAAAGTCCCAATCTATTTCTACGGCATTTCGATAAAGAACAACGCCTCCGCCTAGTTCTTCACCTTCCGAATTCATGTGCATTCATTTCTAACATAATGTTTAAGAAGTCTCGGATGTCTTTAACTATTTCTTCACGACTCTCGTCTGTATTCAAATGATTGAAGCACCCATAAATAGTGTCAATGGCAAATTGAACTAGAAAGTCTTTTGGTGGGTCTCCATCAAAATCTACGTACCTAGCGAATGGAAGATTTTCCCATCTAAATGGTCGTTCCTGATGGCTGGGATAAGACATGAAGTCTGGGTAATGCCAAGCATGACCAGCATGACGCAAGTCCCTACGGGCCGACAGCATTCCGGCAACTTGACCTGCACATCCCTCAAACATCGGATCGTTTGTTGATTTATAGGCTCGGGAAATGTCTCCATTCCTTGTGAATAAAAAGATCTGACCGGTTGGATCAGTTTCAGGATTCCAAAAGGGAGCATATTTAGTAACCAAAATATGATTTTCGTCAAATGGGACCTTTACAACATTAAATTTAGGCTCCCTTGGTTCGTCTTGTTCTGCCCAATCCTCACCTTGAACACTTTCCCATAAAGCTGTTATTCCATCTGGGGCATTTGAAAACTCATCTCTGCTGATAAAAAATACAGTTACAGAGTCAATTAAATGTTCGAATTCAGGGAGGGCATAAATTCCTTTAGTTAATACCAAAGGAATGTGATCCGGATTAGCTATAGCGCTTGCCCAGTCATCTCGTTCAGGTGCATTATTTTCACTACTAAATTTTGTGGTAGCTGTTTTTTGATCTGCTTTAGGTGGATTACCTGTATTCGGAGTAGTTTCAATCTTCGTGAATTTTTCAGGATCGTAATATGGTTTTTCTATTCCCACTTCATAACGAGTAAAAACCCTTTCACCAACTTTGAATTCAGGGCTGAAAGCGTGAATGAGATTTCGATTATCCCAAATGAAAAGATCTCCGACATCCCAAGACCATCTAAATCGAAGTTCCGGTTTTTGAAGCTCGTTAAACATCCATGCTTTAATTTCACCCCACTGTTCGGTGTGCCCACCTACGGGAATACATTCTGTTGGATTAAACCAAAACGATGTCTTACCTGTAACGGGATGAGTTCTCAAAGCAGGGGTTGTTACCGATTTTCCAAAATGAAGAGAAGTCAGTTCATCCTCCCCGTGGTGCGTTTCGGAATCAGATCCCAACGAATGAACTACCTCAATACCTTTCAAATACTCTTTCATGTTTTCAGGCATGATTTCGTATAAGTATTCCAGACTCACCACCATGGTGTCGTCGTTGCCCACATTGTCTGTTCGTATATCCATACGCATACTCTGCAATGAGGGAGGCAATTCTATGAATGGGTTATCCAAATGCCAGTTACCTGTAATAAAATCTTCAGAATTTTCAAATGTGTTTAAAGGATTTGTAGCCTTCATCCAAGCATGATCGATATTGATGATGTTTCCCTCAGAAGGCGGCTTGTCATCGTCCCCTCTGTAGATAGCGCCAAGTATCTCTACATGTTGTTCAATCGTGGGATGTAAATGTTTAAACCCAATGGCTTGATGTTTAGTTAAAAGATCAGCATAAAAATCAGAATCGTTAAGTATTTCTTCTGGAGTTACTCCTTGAATCCTTAAGCCCAATCTTCCAAGATGTAATCCCGATGCGACTCCAGTACCGCTTGGGGAAGAATTGCCGTCACCAAGTTCACGAGGTTCATCTGCCTCTTCCATCGAACTATCGTAACGTTGACCTTCTGGTATTTCTGTCATTATTCCTTATACTCTATTTCGTGCGCTATCCAATATTCTGAACCATAATAAGATAGTAACTCCTCATTGGCAGCAATGTCTTTCGTAGCTTTAAATACGTATAAATCTCTTTCTTCATCACAATCCCAATCTATTGATCTTCCTTCTATTGATTTAGCACAGTTGTAAACACAAGCAAATCCAAGTGGAATTGTGAGATATTTAAAATCTTTTCTATGTCTGGGCCAATTAAACACGTAACTTATAAAATCTCCCTCAAAATGCCCTGTTATGTAAGGACATTCTTCAAGAAGTTCGTCTTTTACAATGCTTTCGTTAGCAAAAACCCCAAAACCATGTATTGGGGATTTTCTAATCTCTAACTTGCGATTCATGTAAAGCGCTTCTGTCATTCTGTATCTCTTTGCTATTCGGGCACATCAAGAACAGGATGCCCTTCATGCTTGGGACCAATTCGTTCTCCCTTTTCGTCTAAACCCGTTCGTATACTCCCCATCCAAGTCCAAGGGTTATCAATCATTTGCTGTGATTTGGCCTCGTTGTAGGTCACTCGTGGATCTATTAATTCGTCAGGGTTTTCCCATGCTCCTGAAGTATTAAATCTGACTTCAGGTAACGCATCATCTTTAACAAAGGTAAACCACATGTAGGGCATTCCTTTAGGGAATGTAACCGTTGAGCCAGTTGTAGTTATTTTCCAATTCATAGCAAACGGGTCAGGCCACCATCCGGTAATCATTGCCGTTAAAGGAACAGCGCCGTTTAAAAAGAAGTTAGGTGAACCGGAAATGAAAGTGCTGTAACCTTCAGGCGGACGAAATATCCAATCAGTGGCGATGGATAATATCCCGACAACCGAAGGCATTGCTAAATCTCGTTCATACTCGTGATCACCGTGAAGCGGTCCTGTATTGCACTGTCTAGTTAGTCCATTAATGACTTTAGGAACACTTACTTCGCTTTCCAGTGTGACAGTTATTTCTTCAGGGAGAATAAGTTCCCAGCCATGCGTGTTTGCAGTAGTTAGAGGTAGGCATTTATAAGCATGTTTTTTATAAGTGGCATCCATCCAATCTCGACGGGGGCGGGATTGGCGTATCTCAGGAGGATCATGGTGCATCTTAATAAGATCTACCTCCATGTTTCCCCTTTGAGGTTTTTGGGGTCGAAACGTTTAATCATCATGGAGCTAGAGCCAAGAGCAACTACTCGACCCTCATTTTCCACTCTCGCTGTCACAAAGCTCGATGTCTTTCCGAGACTGTGAATAGTTGAATATGCGTCAACTCGCCCTCCCTCTACGCTTTTCAAATAGTTGATATTTAAATTCATAGTCGCAACCCATGAACCTGTGGGGACAAAAGGATAAACGACTAGAGGCATGGCGGTATCTAAAAAGGCTGCCGTGCACCCTCCGTGTAATTGATTGGTAAACAAGAGATGCTTATCTTCAACGTCGAAATAGCAATGAGATACACCGGTTTCGGGATTGATTTCTGCACAAACCATTCCCAAAAAGGAACCAGCACCTTCACTGTGACCGCGTGTACCAAATTTAAATCCGACTACATTGTCAATCATTCCTGCATTTAGGACTTCAAGCGGAAGCAGACTCAACCTGACCCCCTAAAGTTTCAGGAAGATCCCCACCAGCCATACCTGGTCGTTGATGATTCCTGTCGTTATAGTCATACATCGTGACGGCTGAATACTTCACGCCACTTTCTATTGGCAATGATTGATGAACATAAGGGTAGTTAGAAGGAAGGATCAGAAGGTCGCCTGCTTCTGGCGTGAATTTAATATCCATATTGGGAATAACTAACTCTCCACCTTCATAATCGTCATTCAAATAACCAATTGTTGAAGTAACCGCACAATAAGAAAAACCATGATCTGGATGAAGAGCAAAATGTTGACCTTCCGTGTACCTCACAAAGTTTGTAGCCTCTTCAAATTCGAGTTTGATGTTGTAAAGCGAAGAATAGTGATCATGAACTGCTTCCCTTACAGGTGTTATGTACTCTGTGTAAATCGCTCCTAGATCTTCAAAACCTTCAGCTGTGACAGGGAGAGCCATTTCTGCCATTTTGAAATCACTGCAATCTCGATAATCAGGCATTTGATCCATGTCGCCAACAGTTGCGTTTTTCCAGCAAAAAAACTCGTGATCACTTTCCCCTAAAGTATCTTCAAGACGTTCAATAAGGTTTGCCGGATCAGGCCAAACATTTTTATATAAAATAATAGCCATAGATGGATGGCCACAATAACCTGCGATTTCCATTAATTTTCTCCTAAATCTGTAATCGTAGTAAAAGCAGGGCTAGTCCATCTAACCCCAGATGTTATTTCCTTAATTCCATGCAAATAGTTCACATCACCTGGATGCGCAATGGCCATTCCAGCTTCAATTTCTAAGTGGATGCCATGGTCAGGATAATAAATATCGCCACCCTCAAAATTATCATTCCAGTAGATAATTGAATTGATGTCGTAAGTTGGGAACGGATTGGGGGTTCCATCATTTAACTGTTTATCAGAATGTGGGCTTTGACTATTTCCTGGTAGCCACCGGACGACTACTGGGGGTCTCATGTATACCCTGTAATTAAATTTCTCTTCAATAACGCTCTTGATCTTTATGTTGTATTTATCAACGAGGTTATATAGTTCTGGATATTTCCTTCCAAGAATTTCCGAATTACACATACGATCCCACCAATAAGAAGCGTCATAGATGCACACGCCTTCTTCATTGAAGATGTCAGGGCTGGGATTATGCCACTCGTTAATATCTTCTACTAATTCTTGGACTCTTATTAGATCATCAGCCTCTACGAAATTTTTCTTTATGATGATTTGATCACTGGAGTTGCCAAAATGACCCGGCTCTATTAAAGAAAAATCAAAATCTACATGCGAATTGTTCTCCGGCATAACGTTTAGCCTATCAGAAACAAGCATTATTAGGCGGTTTATTGAACCCCTTTTTGAACCCCTTTACCGACTTTGAACTTGGTTGCATATTCCGCGTGGTCAGCTCTAACTGTTTCACTCGGTAATGACCATTTCCCCTCTGCCACAAAGGTGCTTTCTGTGGGCTGCTTTCCCAATAGGTGGTCTATGTCCTTACATAGGATGGACAAGGATTCGTCGATTCCACGTTCCTGTTGGGCATTCGGGTAAATCATTTGTCCATTTTCATCTATGTAATTTGCTTTAGCCACTTCCGGAAGTATTTTGCCATCTTTGCCAAACCACTCAGGGTCACTCCAATCGGGTGTTTTTATGTCTGGAGTTTTCCACCAAGAAAAGAATTGCCCATCTGGATTTCGTTCTCCAAGAAGGAACCCATTGGCATAACGTCTGAACCCTGCCCCTTCTCTGGTAATAAGAAACTTTTCAAAGTTTCCCTGAAGTCCGTAAAATCCTTTCTTACTGGTGTCAATTTCTTGTGGTTCCGCAGACCAAGGGCTTGCTTCGTAGTGGTGTGGCAAGTTATTTTCATCTCTTGGAAGGTTGGCACAACCAACTAGATCTTGCCAAAATGGATGCATTTCCTGTTCATATTGTGCACCTGGCTTCCACTCTGGATCGTATATGTGCTTATCAAATCTCCCATTAGTTAATTCAGAAAACTGGAATTTAACTCCATAGTTATTTTGAGCATATCTTTCAGCTATTTGACCAGGTGTTAAATTTTGGTATCCACCAGTTTCTTCATTATCAGCGAATGCTTCCAGACCGTCGTTAAACTCGCCGTACCCATGACAGGTGAAGTCATCCACAACGATGGCTCTGATTTGAAAATCATCCTCATTTTCATAGTGTTCATCTAGCGCTTTGAGCACAATCATCTGTGGATAATTGCCACAACCGGCAGCAATATTGAAAACAAGAGTTACTTTTCCTTTGCAGTCATCCATAATGTCTGGGTTTTCCCCATCTGCTGACGCAATTTTATGATCATAAAGATTTCTCATATCCTCCATATTACCCCTTAAAGTCATATCTTCCATACTACCCCTTAAAGCCCGGTGGGAAGTGAGGTGGGAAATGTGGTGGGAAATGTGGTGGGAAATGAGGTGGGAAGAACGGTGGGAAAAACGGTGGAAAGAATGGGGGAAAGAATGGGGGAAAGAACGGTGGGAAGAATGGGGGAAAGAACGGTGGGAAGTGAGGTGGGAAGAACGGAGGAAAATACGGAGGAAAATGTGGATTATATTTGGTGTAATCAACAACCTGTCCCAACAGATAAGTGGTTCCAGCAGGTTGGACCTGACTCTGAACCGTATCTACTAAGCCGGCACTCCCTGAAGGTGCGTCAGTCTCACTGACAGTACCTACAACGAATCCAAGTGATGTGATTTGACTGTTGGCATTACTGGTTGTTTGACCAACAATGTTGGACATATCGTTTCGTCTGGGTAAGTCTTTACCCTGTCCGCTTTGTGTAACCATAATTAAGCCACAATGTCTCCGTAAACCAACCATGTATCAGTTGCGTATTTAACAATAGTAGCAACACTGTATTGGGCACGCAACTTTAAGCCTGGTGACGAAACTAATGTGACACCCGATCCGGCAGTGATAGTTGTTTGTCCAGCCCCATAGTTAATAATGGTCATCAAGGTGCCGTTATCAAACGCAACACTTGAGTTTGGTGGAACAGTGAAAGTGTTAGCACTACCAACGTTCATCCAAATATAAGAAGATTCGTCTGTTAGGACTGCTGTGTGATCAGCTGATCTAGTGGTTCCGGTAGCGTGGACAGTCCATCGACCCCAAGTTTTAGAACCTTGATATCCGAGACTGTTTCCACTGGCATCAATTTTCGCCGTGAGAGTGTTACTACCACTGTAGAACCCAAGATAGGCACCAGAGCCAGTACCTATGTAAGTATTAGTACCAGCAGTGGCGATAATGTACTCACTACTGCTGGCACTGTTCATGTCCTTAGTTTTCATACCGATGTAATCGGATGAACCAATAGGAATACGACCTATTTCGAAACCGCCGTCGTAATAGGCAGTTTGCCCACCCGGTACTATCGGGTTGAGGTTGATGTTTTGGTTGTATTCCCAAGCATCCTTCGAGTTGGTCCATGCGATGGTGTAGTCAGCGGCACCCTTTAGGGTTAGACCACCACCATCGGCTGTGGTGTCGTCAGGAGAAGCAACAGAACCGAGTTCAATGTTCTTATCGTCAACAGTGATTGTTGTCGAACTAATCTCCGTTGTGGTTCCACTAACCGTAAGATCTCCTGTAATTGTGACCTTGCCGTCTGCGGCGATTGTCATTCTTTCGGTGCCACCAGTGTCAAAGCGGATGATGTCTTCGTCTGAAGATTCCTCAACTTGGATTTTTGTGTCACCATCAGCGTCCTCAATCGAGGTTGCTGAGAAATCAGAAGTAAGAGCAACTGTTCCAGTCTCATTTGGAAAAGTAATTGTTCGGTCA